ACTGATTGGGCGCAATGGTGAGCCAACCGTTAGTGCTACAGCTATTAAATTGAACTCGGCATCAGTAACGCGACCTGTAAACGTCCAAAATGTCTGTGTGCCGTTAGTTCCACTGACGACAACAGCGGATCCCTTTGTGATTAAATTTTCAACGTCTGTCTGCTGTAATGTGCCAAGCGGGAAAGTGATTGTAAGCTCGTTGGCATCGCTGCCTGCATTGTCGGCATAATTGGTAACCTCAAAGGGCAGGAAATCCGATGCCGTAGCGTCATAGTTTTGTTTCGACAGCGACAGTGCTGCGATTGAGACAGATTGGTAATACGCAGTAGTGCTCACAGACCCATACTCCGGCGAGCGGTGTAGCTTCGCTGCATTTGCCTCATTATATTTGCTTGGCCTGCATTGGCTGCCGCTGCCATACCGCGCTGCATATCAGCCATCGTGACGTAATCGCGGTTGTCCATGCGAATCACAGGCCCCGTCGTAATGTTCACCGACGCCCCACCACCGCCGTAGTACATGTTCTGCTGGCTGCTGTAGTTCGCATTAGTTGTGCTTCCAGCGCCAACCGCTCCAGCAGTCACAGCTTCGCCTCGGACTCCAGCTGAATAACGCTGCATTGCACGATTCATCTTGCTGGCAGGAATCACATACTCAGATTCGCCAGCTTCGCCAATTACAGCGTTAGTGGGGCGGGTGACGTAGCCGCCTTCCGCAAACCCTTGGCGAGCCAGGTCAATTCCGGTTACCAAACGTCCACTCTGTGAAGCCAGATACTGTTGCTTCTGCTTTTCCCGAATGGCGCTGAGTCTTGCTTGAGCTTGCCCGACACTAAAAGTCCCTGTAACTCCACGCTGCGCTAAAGCCTGAGCAAGCCCAGCTTGTGGGCCAGAACCGACAATACTTACACCTCTGCCCGCTCCAACACGACCTGCACTGCCTGTAGTACCTGCTGCACCTGCTGCGCCTGCTCTTTGTGTTGCATTGAATTTGGCCTGTTCAACCGATGCTTGACGAATAGCTGCAGCTCCTTGCAGCGTAAATCGAGCAATTAGTTTAGAAGCCTTTACGCCTTCTAGCGTAAGATCAAGTGCCTGTTTTTGAAGTTCAATCGCTGCAAAGTCTTCTGCGTTAGCCTCGCCTTTGGCCTTCTTTAACGCAACATTGGCTTCAAGTTCTTTTAATTTAACTTTGGCAGCAAGTACAGCAAGTTTTGCTTTCTTTTGCTCTTGCTTAACTTGCAGAACAGTTTGTTTGTAAATTATGTCAGCGCGTTGAATTTGAAGTTGCAGCTGCTTTGCCGTATCGTTGTTGTTTCTAGCCCGCTGCATTTCTAGGCTATTAACAGCCAAAAAGGCTGAAGCCATTGCAGAAGCAATAGACTTCTCTATGTTCATTTTCTTTTCGGCAAGCTGAATGCTTGCGTTTTCAAGCATAGACCGAGCTTTTATTTGCGCTGTAGCTCGATTCTCGGCTTCTTCCGCTTTCATTCGTGCCACTTGTTGGCCATACTTCGTCTTTAAAATTTGCTCTTCAATCTCTAGCTTTTCCCTAAGCGCTTTACGCTCTTCACCTTCAGTCTGCCGCAAATCATCTCTATATTTTGCCTGCAGCTCATTTAACTTTAATTGAGCATCAATTTTCACATTCGCAAGCTTGTCATCAAAGCTGCTGCCTGTCCTGCGTTGCTTTTCAAGTTTAAGAGCTTCTTGCAGCAACTCCGTCTCTTTTTCTATCGCACGAGCCCTGGCTTGCATCTCTGCCCCACGTGCCCCAGCTGCTTCATCAGTGCCTTGAAGGCCAAGAAACTTGTCTAGACCAGGAAGGTTGGTGACTTTTGCGATTAAGTTAAAAATCTCAGTCCAGCCCTTTACAATAAGCTGTACGGTATTAAGTATTGGAACGAGTAGAGCAATAAACGGTTGCGCCAATAGCGCAAGTAGCGCTGAAACCGTTCCAACAACTCTGTCCCACGCATTTTTGATCGCATCTGCACGCTCTTTGATTAGCGACGATGCTTCAGCACCTAAACCAAACTGCTCGTAAACTGCTTGCGCCAATACGGCTTGAGCTTGCGTCTTTTGCCCAGACTCTTTCAGTAACGCAACTTGATTCGATAGTTCTTGATTAACGAGCAGGACGCTATCCCGCACTTTATCCATATTCAACTCGTTTATGGCTGCCTGAAGGTCAGCCACACGCGCAACAGCGTCTTGCAACTGTTGAGCAATCGCTGCACCAAGAATCTGACCGCCAAATCCTGGCCCAACCTGCGATCCAATTAACGCTCCAGTGACCTGAGCAGGTCCTCCGCCCATAAGCAGCGGGAAGCCTGCACCAAGTGCCATGCTTTCCCTGCTTCTTACTACCTCACGATCAGCTTTAATGCGTTGATCCCGCAAAAAGCGTATGCGCCTTAAATTTGTTTTTAGCGTTTTTTGGGCTTTCGTGTTTCTAAGACGATCTTCGGCCTCTACTGCGTCCTTGATAAAATTTAATCGCTGCCTTTGAACGTTGGCTTCTTCGCGCCTTTGATCAGCTGTTAATTTTCTTCCGCCAGAAGCTCCAAACGGATTAACGCCTGACGCAAACCGGTTTACGAGTTGCTCAGTGCGCCTTTCTAGCTCTCGTAACTCTTTATCGGCAACCTTTACGCGCAGCTCGATCTCGCTCTGATAAGCCACGATCCAGCTACAGCAGTTCAGTTTTTAGTTTAGCGTCTGCGCTTGGCCTTTTCTATTTCACTATCCGTGTCCTCGTTCAAGATCTGGAAATAGGCGCTCCAGCCGATAAGCTCCTCTGCTGTCATCCTCATGCGGACTTCGGACAAGCTCATACCTAGCTCCTTGGCAACGCCAAATTGCAGCATGAGCCAGTTATCCTTCCGAATCTCCGCGCTTAGGATTTTGGGTCGATGGGCTCGTCGTCTTCAGACAGAATCGCCAGCATCAACGCCTGAAGGTCAGCGTCCTTTACCTCGTTCTTCAGCACATCAATTTCGCCAGGAGAAAACAGCTTGATACCGCTTTCATCCATTGCTTTCGCGATCAACAGCTGAAGAGCAAAAGCAGTCGCATCATCAGACTTAGCCTGCTTTTGAGCGCGTTCACGCTCAGCCATCGTCAACGGCGTAACCCACATCTCAAATTCGTTGCCGTCCGAAAGCGTTACAGCCTTTTTGACAGGCTCTAAATTCGCAGCTTTACGCAGACGATCGATTGCACGAGTTGGAATCGAAGAAGGCATAAATATGCTCACTAACACCAAAAGTGTAGCACAAGAAAAAACCCCGACCTGTTGGCCGGGGCATTTTTACGATCGCAACACTTATCAGGTAGTAGCGAAGTCGAAGCTCGGAGTTGCAGCAGGACGGAAGTTCACAGCTACAGATTGAGCATCATCAGGGTTGACGTTCATGCTGGCAGAAGTCAGCACTGCATCAAACTCAATGAAGCGGCTCAACGTATCGCTCAGCGAGCCACCGCTATACACACGGTCGATGTAAAGCTTGATGGCTGCACCGCCTTGCTGACGCTGGAGCACGTCCTGAATCATCCGGTTAGAGATTGCTGCGTCTTCATTGGTCATGTAGACATCAGCGCTACCCGAACCATCGCCAAATCCAGCGATGTAGCTCCGGAAAGGCACATACTGACCAGGAGTTTGACCGATAGTCGTTACATCGATCTCGCTGCGCTCAATGTCAAACGTCCAGTTGCGAACTTGGCCAACTACAGCGTAGTCAGCGTAAGCAACCTGGAACTCGTTGGGAGTGGTCGCCGTACCAGCAGCAGTGATGGTGATCGTGGAGCCGCCAAGAGTGGCAGAAACCTGCAGAACACCAGTGCTAGCTGTGTACGCAATGACGAAATACGTCGTACCAGCTGTGATGCCCGTAGGCAGCGTGCCCGTAGCAGTGCCGCCCTGCTGGTTGACAACACTAAACTTGACGGGATCACCAACCTTGAAGTTAAGGAAGGTTTCCACCGTCACGGTGTCGTTTGCAGTGCTGACATCAGCAGGAGCAAAGGTCCCGCGTGTTCCAGCAGGCTTGTAATAGAGAGCGCCGGACGTGCCGGACAGAACAGTGGTGGCCATAGGGCGTACCGAGATTCAGAAGTCTGCGGGCTACGCCCGGCTAAAAACAGATTAGCGCAAAGTATTTACGGAAGCACCGTCGCCACGTAGCCGGTGTCTATACGCCCCACAAAATGCGGAGCAGTGTCAACGGCTGAAAAGGTGGGTCCGTTTATTTCGCCGACACGGAAATAGACATCCCCGGAGACAGCAGTTTTTGCGGTGTCGTTCAGTGTTTCCAAAACATTAACTGCTGTAGTGACTAAGGTCTGGTTGCGGGCAGGGCCTTGGCCTTTTTCTGAAAAAATACGAACTACAATCGCTCCACGAGCGTTATCGACACTGGAAGTCAACGTTGGTTCGTTGGTTAGGCCAAACGTGACATTGACGCGGACATACTCGGTGGTTGTGTTTGCGGGAACAGCAGTAATGTTGTCGAAAAACACTGGTACGGCAGGAGACAAGCTGTTAAAGGCCGTCAGTAATGGACTTTCGATGGATGCCCGAATTGCTTGGTAGTTCATTTCCTGAATGCTCTTCCCAAAGCTTTGTCCATTTCTATTTTAATTGCTTTGTCTAGGCGACCCCCTTCCGCAAAAGTTGAAAACCAGTCCAAGGGGGCTGTACGGCTTGACATGCTGTTTGGATCGCCGCCGCCTATGTCCCCTCTAGTGCTGCTGCTTTTACGCCCACTACCAACGGTTTTATGGTTTTGCGTGCCTTGTGAGGTTTGCGGGCCTTCTGGGGATATTTGCCAACCTCTCGGGTAGTAGGTTTTGTCATGCTCTACGGCATCAATAGCTTCTGCCGCATGTTCTGAAAAGTTAGAAATAGTAAATACAGTTTTATCCTTCAAAACAGTTGTTCTGAAAAGCGTCGCAGTTGCTTGAGGACCTGTAAAAGGCCCGTCTTTAAATTTAATGGGTCTAGCTTCGCCTTTTCCGCCATCTCCTTTAATGCTTTGCCCTTGCGGCCCGTCAATTTGCCAAGAATTAGAAAACCGTCCCGTCCAGCTCGGGCCTTCTTGCTGTAAATCACTAACTATTTTTTCAGCAGATTTAATCGCTCCAATCAAAGTTGCTGACGCAAAGTCTCTGTCAAACTTACGAACTCCTTTTAAGCCTTTGTCAATAAAGCCTTTTGCCATTACTGCGGCCTCACGAAAAGCGTGTGCATCACTGGATTGTCGCCACGATAGCTCGTTATATTGATGATCTTGGCTTCTCTTGTAGCACCATCCTGCGTGTACTGAACTCGATCAGCTTGCGTTGGGTAATACGTTCCAAGCTCATCGGTGCCGATAATAATCTTGAGGTCCGTTGATTGATACAGGCCCTCAGATTCCGAAGGCGTTAAACGCAAAATCACGCCCTTCACTGTTACGTTCGTATCCGCTCCAGTGACAGCTCCAGTGGATGGAGTATAGGTTCGGGGTGTTGTAGTTTTGATGTACGTGATGTCTTGACCCCAGTCATCAAGGATTGACTTGGGGATTGGGGCGAATGTTGTATCAATCAGTCCCATATCAACCCCTCACCACACGGACTTGATAGCTGCCACTACCGCCGAGACAATAAGCGCCAAGATAAGACTGCAGCCAAGGGTAAACATCAAAAACGTTATTAACGGTTCCCGTAGCTTGACTAGAAGTGTTGTACTTAACTTTGAGTTCTCCGAGTTCGACTTCTTCGTATAACCCCTTATCGCCGGTAGTCCCTGTAATTGCGTCCGTGTCATTAGCCAGTGCGTTCGCTAACTCATAAGTAGCGTATTTAATATCGTTTGGAATGCTCGTGCAAACCAACTCAACTCGGTCAACGTGATAATCGTTGCGAGGCCAGCTCAATGCTTGGCTGTTATCGCAACGCTCACCATAAAAATTCAGTGTGTCGATCCAGCGCGTTGCAGAGATCAGCGCTCGATTCTTCTTGTCGTCAGTCTTGTTGTCCCACTGCGTGCTGCTTGGAACGGTCTCAAAATAAGCGTCCGCTTCCGCCAGCGTCACATAGCTGTTGGCTGTCGCACTCTTCAGGGTGGCGTTAATCGTGGCAGCCATAGTGCAAAAAGAAGGTGGCCCCACCTAATGGTAGGGCCGTTTTCAACTACCGCGATCAGGGGATAGCGGTGGTATCGAGCGGGGTGTTCACGATCAACTCGACCGCTGGGATCAAGTCGATGTCGTAGGTAGCCGCCCAGTTGCCAGCTGTTGCAAGCTGTGCGTTGGTCGGGTTGTCAGCAGCGTTGCTCCACTTGGTGCCCATCACGTGATAAGCAGTGTGGTAGTCAACCGAGATCACATCCTGTTTGGAGAGGATGTTGCGGTCAGCTTCAACACGCAGGTCCTGCTGCACACCTTCAAGGATGGTGCCTGACTTGATCAGGTAGCAACGGAACTCGCTGACGTGGGTGGAAGTACCAGGACGCACGGTGTTGACCTGAGAGTCAACGATCACGCGCATACCGGCAAACTCACCAACTTCACGAGCGCCGATGCCAACACCACCGCCACCCCAGGTCACCGCGCCAGAAGCAGACAGTGCAGAGGTAGAGAAGGTCAGCATTCCCACCTGATACAGGTAGTAAGCGACGGAGGGGTGAACAACCAGAATGTCCAGTTCGTCACCACGCTCACCCAAGACGGAGCGAGCTTCAGCAACGTTGGCAGCAGTCAGGAAGTTGGCTTCTGCTTGACCAGAAGTTGCACCAACAGCTTTGTCCAGGGAGTGACCAGACAGAGCAGTTCCGAACAGACCAGCAAGCTGGTTATACAGACGAGCGCTGTTCAGCTTGTTGATGGCATCAGCCAGCTGGTTGCGGATGTGAAGCATCGGGTCTTCACCAGCAGCCAGAACTGCAACGTCATCCACGGCATACGCGAAACCGCGATGGCAGATGGTTGCAATCTGAGTTGCGGTACCGACCTTTTGAGGAACCAGATAACCGTTGGTGTTCCAAGTTGCCGTACCGTCCATGATGGTTTCGGTAGGAGCAACCGGGTTGAACTCAGGAACCTGGATGCGAGTACCGCCTTCCCGAGAATCGAGAAGAGCGTTACGAACCACAGCGCCGCTCTTGATGAACTCGCTGCGCTCTTTAATAGCCTCAGACACATAAGTGCTGAGATTATTCCTTTTTACGATGTCCGCGAGAAGGACACCGCCGGAATAATTCTGAAATGGTGCGGCCATTTCTTATTCGGGGTGAAAGTTTGCGGGTCTCAAGTCACGGACTTGATGGGGGAAGTCCCACGGGGACTTATTTACCAGCTTCTCGCTTGAGCACGGCTGCAAGCTCGGGGTCGGTAATTTCCAAGGACATTTGCCTTGTAATGTTAATACTACCTTCTGCCCAAGGATTAGCCATTCCAGCTGCTCCGGCGGTACCAGTGGCAGGCTTAGCACCCATTCCAGCTTGAGTGCTGGGCTTGAAATGATGCTCAAATCCAGAGCCAGGGTTTTTTAGCTTGGCCAAGTAGACATTGATGTCCTGCTCAACGCCGCCATCAAGCACCTTGACGCTACCGTCCTCAGCTTTTTTCAGGTTGCCCTGAACCAGCTGCAGCATTTGATTGGCGTTAATTGCACCAGACTGGCTAATTGCAGACAATGCAGCGTTTTTCATTGCTGCAGCCTCGTTTGAACTGCGAAGATCAACAAGCCTCTGCTCTAGCTCAGCAATTTGCTGATCTTTGGTCTGAGCAGTCTTGTTGGCTTCTTCCCAAAGGTCCTTCCATTGACCTTGGTCTTCTAGCCGTTTAAGCCGGTCAGCCTCGTTCTTTTCCAGCTTTTTATCAAGGGCATTCATTTTTTCCTTGATTCGCTGAAATTTAGCCTCAGCCTCGTCAGCCCGAGCCTTTTCAGCCTGAACTTGCTGTTCGTAAACAGAAGTGTCGATGTTGGCAGGACCGTCATTTGCAGCCACGGGCTGCTCAGCAGGAGTTGCCACGGGCGTTTCCTGGATGACTTGTTCTTCCATTATTAGGAATTAGTGGACTCTTCTACCTTAGTACTTTTCTTACGACGAGTAGTTTTAGGTTTTGCCTCAGCCTCTACTTCCGTGCCAGGAAATGGGGTTCCGTTAACAAGTGCCTCTTCTTTGGCCGCACGCTCAGCAAGATATTGCTGCGTGATTTCGACCATTTCCCACTTGTAGGTTCCATCAGCCTGTGGAACCTTGTCCATGGATTTAGCCATGAGTACAAAAGTGATTTAGTCCTACTGTAACGTCAGTAAGTTCCATCGTCTCCCGGTGGATCAACCCAGGCAGTGTCATAGTCAGTGCCACTAGCTTTGGCCAGTATTTGATCCGTCGTTCCGCCAGTTGGAACGCCTTGACCCGCAGCACCGGTTGCACCGGTTGCGCCTCTAGGAATCGTAAAGTCAAAAACGGCAGCACTAGATGTGCCGCTGTTACTGACTGCAGCAGACGCACCAGCAACTGCTGTTGTAATAGTGCCGACACTGATCGTTGCAGCTGCTCCATCACTGCCATCTGCACCGTCAGCACCATCAGTTCCATTGGTGCCGTTAGTACCAGCAGCGCCTTGTGGAATTGAAAAATCGAAAACTGCAGCGCTAGTTGTTCCAGAATTTGTGACTGTTGCGTTGCTGCCTGCAGCTCCGGTCGTAATCGTGCCAACAGCAATGGTGGCTGCAGCTCCATCCGCACCATCACTACCGTCTGCACCATCTGCACCAGCTGCACCGGCAGGACCAGTTGCACCCGTAGCGCCTGTCGCGCCAGTTGCGCCTGTAGCACCAGTGGGTCCAGCAGGGCCTTGTGGGCCAGTAGGGCCTTGTGCTCCTTGCGCTGCCGACTGAGTTGCATTGATGACCATATCGGTCATCTTTTGCATCCTCTTGCCTTCCGTTTCGTCGGAAGCTTCTAATTCAACAGATCGGCTGCTCCAGCCTGATGCACTCCTTGGTCCATACAGCTCTTTTGTGGCCGTATCGATGTACCAATCACCCTTGCGACCCTCAGTTGTTGGTGGGCCACTACCTGAAAGCAGATTATTGAACTGCTCAACACGCTTAGAAAGCTTGATCAGCGCTGTGATCTGCGCCAGGGTCAGACTTTGTTGGTCTGCCATAGCCTTATTGCATCAAAGCGTTGATTAGACGGTCGATTTGATCAGATGAGGGCTCAACAGTTGGTGTTGCCTCTTCTTCTGGAGCGGCAACAACCTCCTGACGCTCTGCTGAACTAGGCAAAATTTCACCTTGAACCAGCATGTCGCGGAACTCTTCGCGATCAATCACTTCATCTTGGAAGAGCTGCGACATTGCGGCAATATCCTGTCCAATCAACCGCTGCAGATCAAAGTCACGGCTGATCTTCACCTCAGGTGGCTCAATACCTAAATAGTCACCAGCAAGGTTGTAAGCCTTTTGCAGACCAGCCTCAAGGTCCATCGACACCATCGACAACATCGAGTTGGTGTCAATTCGATCTAGACGGCGTGCGTCAGCAGATTCAGCAACAAACTTTTGCTGGCTCAGCGTGCTGATGCCCAAAGTCGCCATTTGCTGCTGTAACTCCTTGATTTCCGCCGATTGCGCCTCAAACGCGCTTGCCGCAGGCTCCACGTAATAGACCTTGTTACCCGGCTGGGTCGCCATCGCGTAATTAACGCTGATAGCCATGTCCTTCGTTTGGTCGTCCCAACCCTCAAGGACAAGCATCGGTTGCGAAGCGATGTGCAGACTGTGGATAAGATCCGCTTGCCGCTGATAATGGGCCAAATTGAGATGAGCAATGTCCAGTAGCGGTGGCTTACTGGTCATTGTGTCCGTTTTGTTCGCGTAGATCGTTACCAGTGGGATTTGATCGAGCGAGTAAGGACCAGACTCAACCAGCTCATACTCCGACGTAGCGTCGGATTGATTGAACGAAGCGGGGTATGGAAATGGCCCTTGCATTTCGAGTTTCTGCTCTTCCTGACGAAAGACGCGATAACGACCTGGCTCGATGACACGTACTTGGTCATAAACTTTTTCGCCGAACTCGCCGTCTGGGACTACTGCCTTTTCCCCAATCCGAACTTGTGTAAGGTTTCCGTAATTGGCTTCGCGGTCCAGTCGCCAACCGTAGACGTTGGTTGGATCCACTTCAATCCAATAGGGCCTACGATTAAGAGCACGCTCCTCTGCAAGACTTCT